TTTAATTTATCACTTTATTTTAATAGATATGAGAAAAAATATTTCTTATAAAAATAAAAGAAAATTAAAAAAAAAATCCAAGCTTCAAAAAAAACACGGAGGTTCGTTGATGCGTGGTAAAATCGACTCCACCACGGAGTTTCCATCCAAAGGAATATTCAAAGGAGAAATTGATTTCACAAATACGGAAACTGATACAATTCCTGATGAGTCAATTTCTAACAAAGCCACTCCTACTGCTACATCATCATATGATTCCTCCGCGACAACGCAAACAGTAACAAGCGCTCCCGATGAAAAATCGGAAAGCAAAAGCAGTGCGGAAAAACTGGCACTAAGCGGAATGAGTCAATTTGAATACATGAAGAAACCACCTCTGATGAAATTAGCCGATCACATATTATATACATTATACACTCTTGCGGGAATTTTCATATATTATCCAAGTTATTTTGCTAATATACCAGATAACACTTTAGAAAATATTGTTCCCACTGATGGTGGATGTAAAATATTGTTTGGTGACGAACGGGTTTGTAAGCGAAAAATAAAATGTTTTTTCAAAAAATGTTCCATGATGGAAGACCCTATTGGTTATAAATTAGATAAAGAACTTCAATTGTCTATTCGTGGTCCAAATCAAAAATTAAAAAAAAGTAGAAGGATTCAAGTATTAAAAGGAGGTCGTCGTGTTCATAAAAAATATTCTATGAAGAAAAAAAAGGATTTCTTCAAACATATTCCACGGAAAATACAGCAAGTGATGAAAAAAAAACAAAAGCAAGAAATGAAAGAATATTATCGACTATACAAATCTTTGTATTCCAAAAAGAGAGAACAAAAGGGAGGAGAATTACCTAACATAAGTGCATTAATTTCATCGGAAAATCAAAGTGTTTTAGATTCCTTACAAAATCAAGGAATATCAAACCATGACCGAATGATAATTTTGAATGCTCTTAAGAAAGGATCACTATCCACGGACAGTATTCAGGAAATATATGATGGCAAAGGAAAGGATGTGGTTGCATTATTATTTAGAAATGAAATGGAAAAAAAAGGATTATCCAAAGGCACCATTGATTTAGCTAAAAAAGCAATGAGTTTTGTCAAAAAGGACGAATCCCAAAGATTAGATCAACAAACATGTATGAATAAAGTAGTAGGAAAAGATGGCAAAACAGATTCAAGCCATATTTTTTGTAACCCCAAAAGTCCGATTGAATACAATGAAGACGAACTTGGTAAAAATATTGTATTTAAAACCCTGTTTGGTCGAAATGAAGAACAGCGCCTGAAAGAAACCGTTCAAGAAACGTTAAAAAATTTTAAAACTGTATTTAGCGTTGGTAAAAATGTGGGTTATGATACAAATTTAGGAGACGAGACTTCATCGCTCGCAAATACAGAAATTGTAGAAGATTTTGTGCGTACTCATTTTGATAAAGATTCTGTATATCGATTATTGATGATTTATAAAATGTTGGATAAAATTTTCGACAAAACAATCACGTATGAAGATATGAAAACATATGGTGAAGAGATCCCAAGAGAAATATATGGCGTAGATGTGACTTTTCCTTGGAAAGTAAAGAACGAGTTCATTAATCCTGAGGAAAGACGAAAATGTTTATTTGCACATCTTACAAAGTCAAATTTAGGCGATGATTATAAAAGTAAAGACTTGTATGAAAAATGCTTTGTTTGTAAAAATTGTACTTTGGCAAATACATCATTTAAAGTATGGGACCGCATTTTTTCAAATTTATTCAAAAGCTCAAAAGAAAACTTTATTGATATTACTCACGATTTGTTTCAAATTATGGGAAAACAATTTAAAAAAGTATTACTACCGATCAAGCAATATTATTTAGTTTCTTTGCTTTCAATGAATATGGTAAATTCTCTGATGGAGTTAAAAGATTTAAAATCTAGAGTAACTGTTGTGAATAAGGACGGACATAAAACTATATACTCCTTTCGCGATCTCATTCTTGGTATTCCTCAAATGGATGTAATATTTGAACCGACCTCTTCTACAAAAGATCAACTACGAGATACTTATATGATCATGAAATCAATGAATCTTGAAGATATACTGTACGATACCGCCTTTAAGTTTATGTTCAAAAAGTTACAGAATATGGGTCCGGATCAAGGAGAAGAACGATTAAATGAAATAAAAAAGCAAATTCGAAAAAAGTGTCACGAATACTATGGTCGTCAAAAGAATTATATGTTTATAGAAAACAATCATATTACCTTCGAAGAGTTAAATGAAATCAATAATTTAAATAATTCAGAAACACTTCAAAGTATGTTTGAAAATCCAGAATCGGCAAGTCGAAAGGAGATAAACGATGCGATTGAGTCTGAGATTGAAAGAAATGCACCTTTATTTGAACTTGTTTTGAATCGTGATAAGTTTGAAGATAGTACAGAATACGAAAATGCTGAACAGGAAAATGTAAAAAAAGCGAAAGACTTGATTCGTAAATTAAACGAATTTGTTTAAAGAAAATAATCTAATTTACAGTTTGCACGATCCAAATACTTGTAGTCCGCATTATAAATAGGATGTTTTAAAAAGTCTGTCATTTCATTAACAAATATATCTTTATTAAAATCTTCATTATAATATCCCGCCAAAATAGGATAAACCTCCGTGGGAGTTTTTGTCTCATAAAGCGAATTTATATTTTCATAACTCATTTTATCTTGATTGAAAACAGGAATGATCGGTGTAATACAATTCCCATCGAATGATTCAAACAAAACGGACCATCTTCTCATGAAAGTAAAAAGAAAGACAACGCTTAACAAAATCAATAGAAAATTCATTATAATATATATATAGTATATAATGAATTTTTCATATAGAAATAACTTGTGGAAAGGCAACGCAACAAATGTCATGATTCCAACCAATGCTCGACCTTATTCAAATGATGATCCGAATCTAAAGACCATACCACGAACACCGTTTAAAGCAAATCCAATCAAACATTGGCGCAAACAGTTACAGCCCAAGTATTCAACCAAAAGCTCAAAGCAAGTCAGCCTAGATCAATATTATGCACCAAATAGCGCGATTCACGTGGGAACAAATAATGACTGCGCCACATCGAACATTCATCTATTAAAGGAAAATATTCACTTGTTGAATGAATGTAACGGAACAAAAATAACAGACACGAACCCAATCAAGTGTGTCGGTGGTTCCCATAATGTACGACGCCAAGCATCCACCAATATACAGAAAAATTACTATCGTCATTACTCCAAATACTTACAATCAAAATGCAAAACTCATGCTCAAAACTCTACACTTGGACAACAAAACAGTGATGGAACATATCAAAGCACAATGTGTAATACAGATTACATGAAATGCAATAAACCTATCATATCAAACATGTCCAATAGCGCACACTTTACACAAGGTTCCGTAAGCGCTTCGTCCAACACTTTACGCAAACGATACAATGCGGTAACAAAAAACTCGGCAAGTTTGAAAAATGCGTATGGTCTTACATATGTACATAGTCTGACGTATCCAAATAATAGTGCGTATCAGATTCGTTATGTAAAAGGAGACAACACATCCACCAACTTGTGTAATCAACAATTCAAAATTTGTTCCACTTCTTCATAAATGGGCTGGTTGTGGTCTTTACACCAAGTGATACATTTTTCAATGTTTGACATTTTGATTTTATCTATTTTGTCTTTATTGTTTTTCACAGATTCTTGAATGTGATTGATCGTCGAGAGAATGTTCTCCACTTGTTGTTGTCCATAGATTGCATTTATTTCTTGAATTTTACTCAAAAAATACGAATTCAATTGAAATTGAAATAACTTTTGTAGTTTTTGCTTCGATAAATCATGAAAACCCACACATAAACGCTGAATAATTTCTTCGTGATATTTTTTATGCATGTAGCCTTTACATACAATATACTTTTCCGAGTTTGCTTCGCGACTCGTATGCGGTTTGAAAATATACACTTGTTTGTAAAAAAAACAAAGCAAATAAATCAACTCTACTGTAATTTCATGAAAAATATCAAAAATTTTTAATACGAAACATCCATCTTGTTTTTGTAAGATGAGAGCATATAAGATTTCACAGAAAATAAGATTGACGGAAATTTCTTCTTGTTTGTTGAAATCTATGCTGTAATCAAACCCTCCATCGGCTGTAATAAAATCGTATTTGTTTTTATGATCCTTGATGATAAAATCCAAGTTATGACGAAAGTATAAATTCCCGTCTTGTTTTGGACCATACACGAGCTTGATATTTTTATGTTGTTTCATAAAGGATTGAATTTTATTCCACCTCGGTATGTCATGATTACGATCCATAAGAGTCATACCAAAATAAACATCTTCCGAGTTATTGCGATACTTCGTCAGTGCTTCAATAAATCCACCGGGTCCTTCGGCTAAATGAAATGATTTCATATTTGTGGGAAATGAAAAATTAAATTGTTTCAAAATCTCAATCATTTTGAAGAAAGATCTTGAAATCGGCTTGTAACTACACACACATGAACGAATTTTCGGCATTTCTACATAACAAGGAGTATTGATAAATTCATATTTATTTGTAACTTTTTTGTATTGATCCCACTTGGATTGATGTTTATCGATTTCCATCTTAATTTTGTGTAAATACTCTTGTAAACTAGGATTTACATTGATATTGATTTTATACTGCTCTTTGGTTTTATATTGTACACAAATTGTTCGTGGATCAAGAGCAAAGAGAAAATCATTCAAAATATACATAATATTACATACAAACAGGTCTTTATATAATATTATACTAATTGAATTTTTTGTTTTGTTTTTTCTGCGTACCCAACAGTCAAATCAATTGGTTCGAATTCTTCTGGATTATATACAGGTAGGATATTTTCTCTGTATTTTTTGAAAATGAAATATTGATTTAAGAATGAAATTTCTTTTTCTTGAGCACTCATTTTTTCCGCAAAATGCTTTGCTTTTGCATATTCACCATGTAACGAAGTGTCGGACAACAATCGATCATGTAACTCTTTAAACGACCCAATGGGTGGAATTGGGAATTCATTTGCAGGTTTAAATCCATAGTCATCCATGATTTTTACAAAATAACCAAAATGAACTAAATATTCATCCAATTCGGAAGTTTTATTGATGGAGTCTTGATATAAACCGATTTTCAACCCAACACTGGATGGCGTATTTGTAAAGAGTGGTGTATTATATTTTTTTGTCACATGCCATATTTCTTTGTCTTCGATATAAATGGACTTGGATTCTCCTTGTTGTACATCTTTTAACATCTCAAATAACTTTTCACCATTGAAACAAGTTCCTATGAAATATCCATTTATTTTTGTATATTTTGCTACATTCGTTAGAAAGTTATGAAGTGTTTTTTTGTTCTCGAACATATAATGCATCGCAAATTGAATCGAACATATGTCAAACTTTTTGATAAATATACCATAATTTGTTTTTAAAAACGGTTGCACAATAGTTCGTTTTTCCACATCCGACGAACCCATGAGCGCTTTGACAATATCGTGAGAACTTGGATTATTTCCATATGAAAAATCACCATTTTCAATCAACTTTCCCGAGTCTCCATGTACAAACATGGATATTGGTACATCTTTTTCTTTTTTCAATAATTTTGATTTGTATCGGGCACATGCACTGTCCCGTGAGCCGTAAATGTTATCTTTGAATATGTCGATGCCCAAAACACCCCCTATTTTATTTTTAATCCACTTGTTAAGATCTCCCGCCTTACCAACAGCCAAATCGATCAAGTGGTTGCCGTCTGAAGAAACAAGATCAATCAACAGCGATTTCACATACATATTATGAAAATGCCGCAAATTCAAAAGCAAATTTTTGCTTTTGCCTCTATTATAGTACATATTTTCGTCTTCTTCTTGTAACAAGTCATCTCGTGTTACTTCCACAAAACCCTTCAACATGTCTTCCGTTACTGGATTATGAATTGATTGCCAATTGTTATTTGCCGTTTTGAAATTATTACCAAAATTTTCCTTCTTGGTTCGATAAGCAACTGTTTTGTCATCTCTTACACGCAATGGAATCCAATTTTCATACTTATCATCGTCATGTTTCATGTAACGAAATTCTACAATTTGATCATCTTCAATTAAATCTTTTTCTTCCGAATACATGACATAGGAATCGGTCTCGTCCAATGTTGCATGAATATGACATAAATAAGCTTCTTCTTCACTTGGATTTGTTGGGCGGAACAATATGGGTCCATAACCTCGAGTACTTTCTTGTAAATCATGCATTAGAATTTGTTCCTGTGTGTTCATAGCACCCGCCTCATTGGAACCCACATATAATTCGACTTCGTAATATTTTACCGCAACACCACTAACTAATTTTGTTTTTATTTCTTTTTCACCTTTTTCATTTTTCCTTACTTTCATAAGAAAGTCGATCGTATTAAAATGCGCTGGTTTCCACTTAAAACTATCTTTCCATGTAATTTTTGATGTTTTCCTCGGCACTCCCAAATATTTTGAAGTAAATATAAGACCATCCGTATTGTATATATAATTACGATCCAATGTTTCGAAAATCACTTTACAACTGTCAAAGATGGATTCTTCGTGAATAAATTGTTTATATTGAATGTTTAACTGATTGCCGACACTATCGTAATCCAAAAATTCAGATGTAAATTTTGAAATAATGGATTTTAACAATTCATATCTGGATGTAGTACTACTTTTGTAGTTTCGGTCTTCGATAAAAGGCATATCTCTCACATCCTTTCCTCTCTCGCAATATATATCAAAAGCCGCGAATAAATTAATATTGCTTCCGGACTTGGTTGTCACAATATGCTCTCCATCCAAAATTGTATTTGTTAGATTAACTCTACTCTTCAATCGAAAACCCGCATAACTTAGCACAAGATTAGAGTCGATGAAATATGCCTTATTCTTTTTGTTAATAAACAATAACTTTCTTTCCCCATCGGCCTTATCCGTGACACAAAACCCTTTTTGTATTCCGATTTTATTGTCATTTTCGATTAAATTATTCGGCTGAAGTGTAACCGATGAAGGTCCCATGAAATAAGGTTTTATCCTAACATTAGGATTTTGTATATTATTGATAATACGGCAAAGCGAATTATATTCATCTTTAACACCTTCTAATATTGGAAATGCGACGGGAAATGGGGTTTTTTGAATACCACTCAGAATATACTTTATGGCTAATTTAAAGTGTTGAACTATTTTTTTCACATTCAATGATTCCATTGTTTGTGATTCCATACCCACACATTCAATCTCAATCTCGTATCTGGATGGCTGTGTTAGAACATTGCTTCGCGCAAAATATGTATTTGGTTCTCGACTCGAACGAACAACGCTCATATCGATTTGAACGTGGGGCATAGATGCATGAACAAGTGTGGTACGATACAAATAACGAAAGTTCTTCTTTAAAGACGACCACTTGACCATCATATCTTTCACCAAATGGTTTCTGTGATGTATTTGTTTTTCTTCTTGTACAGATACACGAAAGTTATAATTTTGATTATACACCGGTTTCCTATTTTGTAATTTCGAATACTTTTCCACATAGACACTCCTTTTCGGATATTGTTCGGTCAAACAATACTGTTGAATATCACTCAGATTCGAACATTCCACACGCCCATGGATTCCTTCCTTTTGCGGTGCAATACGCAGTAAATATTGTTGTTGTTTTATAGTAAATCCATGACTGCATAGTACTTTAAACACATTTTGATATGTCATTTTATTCAACATTGACTCTCTGAACCGGACTTCAAACTCGTAATGAATGTTGTGTAAATGAGAAGGAAGTTTTTCAACATATTTTTTATATAAAGAAAACAAGGTCTCTATGTTTTGAGAAGTATCATTTGAAGATGCATATGCTTCCCTATTACCCGGAAATGGTATTGAACTATTTTCTTCATTATCGGAATCGGAATCATGATAGTTATTTTCAGGACTTCCTTGAACATTCAAACTATTCGGCTGATACGGCATTTCATTTCCTGGACTTTTCGGTGCATAAACAGGACTCAAATCATCATTCATTTTTGAAGCCATCAATATATATATTTATACATACATTTATTAAATCAATTTTTTTGTTAAATCAACGCATTCTGTAGATAAAACTGTATTTGATCATAATAATCCTTTTTCTTGTAAGTTTCGGTGTAACTCAATTTCAATTTGGTTGCGATTTCTTTAAGTTCTCCTACTTTGTAATGACTCAATGAATACAAAGGCTTGTGTACATCTTCAATACAGTAAAAATTCTCCTTGATGTGATCAATCATTGATTGCTTGCATAAATGATATTCCATATTTGAGTCTATATGATAAAATACCATAGTTGTACCATATTCCATCGAAACATAAATTTTCATATTACTATAAATGAGATTCAAACAATAATATTTTGCTAAGCAATCAAGTGTTTTAAGATCAATGTTCTTTTCAAAACACAAACAATGAATCGCCACTTTCTTGTGTTTATACTTGAATGATTCTAATTTTTCGCAAATATTATACTTGATAAGAGTTTCTTCGTGTTTTGTGTACACATACGGAACAGGATATTTGATCAATGATAGAAAATAAAAAAATAACTTATCAAATTCAATTGATAAATTATTTTTTTTTCGAAACACCTTTTGTCGAGATTCTGGTAAAGAAAAATAAGGTCTCATGAAATGCTGATGATATTCTTCTATCGTCATTTAGAAAACTATATAGATCTATTTATATTGATTCTTGGAATGATTCAATAATATCATTTTTAATAATTAAATGCTCGTGGTGTTCTTTTTCTTTTGCCTGATGAAAATTCAAATAGGTCACCACTTCATCCAATGATTCTGTTTTGATATCGTTCATATTGATAAAGCAACCATTTGAATTTTCAGAAAAAGACAAATTAGGTTCATTTTTCTTAATAATACGAAATATTTCAATATGATGATTTTTCTCAAGTTTTGATATTTTTGCAGAAATTGACTCCAAACTATGTGACATCTATATAGTGTATTGATTTTTGTTTAAATTATTTCTGCAAGGACATAAATAGATGGATCATGAATTTCAAAACGATGACCTAATACACGAACCTGAATCTGATCACCTACTTTGTATTCAGAATTCATGTTTCTTTCAAATATGGTTGGATTGTGTAAATAACTGGCAAAAACAACAATTGGATTTTCGGTTTCATCATTTGAAAGAATCGCTTTGATGCCAATTTTTGTAATACTTTGAACGTAACACTGCAATCTCATATTTTCACATGGATAACACACATCTACCTCAAAATGTACCTTAAATTCCACCATGGAACTGACTGTTCTTCCAGCACTATATGTGACCACTTTGCAATTGCGACTTGAGATATATCCTTCTTTTTCACATTGATTCATCACTTTATTTTCCATATGATTCATAAAAATCTTATTCAAATCATTATGTAAATATTGAAAAGGAACATGAATCTTTTGACAAATAATTTGATTTTGATAAAGGCCGGGTTGTTGTAATGGTTCTGTCATGTGTTATTCTATTATATTAATATTATATTTAAATCAATTTTTTACGGTCAATGCGGAATGTTCTAACTTACTTAACACCGAGGTCGTTTTGTCTTTTCTCAAATGTAAACATTGTAGAATAAATTCCATCAGCATACATAAAGGCACGCGTGTATATGTGCGTTTGTCTTTAATATCGAAAAATTCAGGCATAATTCCAAGTAATTCATTCAGGTCCGTTTTTACATCTTTTGGATTTTTTTGAATCAATATGGCTCCTGGCGCAGTTCTTTTTTTTCTCATGTCCATAATCTTAAATACATATTCTTTTTGTGGATGACGATAGTCAAAATATCCCACATATTTACTCAAATCATTGTTTTTCTGAATTAAAAAATCAAGCAAGACATGGTAACCGATTTCTTCGATTTGAATGCGACTGATTTTCTCCCATTGTTTCTTTGATTTATCGTAGATGTACAGTTTTATATAATACGGTATTTTGTTCGGTGATAATGCTTCCGAATCTTTATGTTTTTGGACAAGATCTACCAGATAATACACAGCCATCCCGTTATGTTCAAGTATAGAAGATTCGAAGTATTTTTTTAACTTTACTTTAAAAGGATCTTCTCCATCATAACCATATATGATATCTAAAAGCTGAAGTTCTTTTTTTGCATGTAGTGTATCCATGATTTTCATCCAAATGACCGAATTTAAAAAAGACAAATCAAATAATGACACGCTTTTATCCTTTCGACCCTGTATTTGATTCAAGAATAGCTTGATCGAAGGTTCATAATCCTGATATTCTTTTTCAAATTGTTCTTTTAATGCCTCTATTATATCACTATTCCCCTTTTCTGACTCCACATTTTCATTGGAATTTGAAGATTCCATTTGTATATACTCTTGATCGATGCTTTTCATTTTAGATAAAAAAGGCTTGGATAATTCTTCCAAAGTCATTACGGTATTTGTTTCAATAGGCTGAAATATATACAAATCCTTTATGTTTATAACTCGACCTTTTCGGAAAAATTTATCTAATACAACCTCATTCTCGTTTTCAATCAAATAAGTCAATGCATGGTGAATATGACTAATGGTAATATTGTGTCCTTTCAATAATTCAATCAACTGACTCTTCTTAAATACATGCTTTTTCTGAAATAATTTCTTAATTTTGGAAATAAGATGAACACGAACATCATGCTCTGGTTTGTAAGTAGTCTGATTGATGATATCATTATTTTCTATGGAATTAATACAGCGGAAAGCACATGTACCATAATCACAAATAGAAGAGTTCGGCTTGTCGCTAATATCAAAATCCTTTATTTTCTTTTGGTTCGATAATTGAATGGTCAATGTTTGATTCAATTTCGCAAAGTTTTGTTGTGATGCGTTCAAAATACAATCCACACTGATAGATTTCAAAAGTTTTTGAACTTTTCCAATTTTTTTAGCCTTGGCTTCCGCCAATCGATATACCATCATGTCTGCGCATTCTCGATCATCGTTCGATTTACTGGCATGTAAGAAGATTTGACAATTGCGCTGCTTCAACGGCAATCCATGATGACTACAGTTGCGTATGGCACGCCCAATGATTTGATCAATTCGATTTAAATTAAACCATGGATCTAATATATGTACTTGACGCAAGTGCTTAAAGTCGATACCTTCACTACCTGCTTGTGATATGAGCACTACCTTACATTTTTCCCCATTTACATTTGATTTATGGTTAATGATTTGAAGCTCTTTAGAGTTGGACACACTAAAATGTTTGTCACCCGTAATCATCGCATATTTTCCTTTGAATGTTTTAGCAGACGAATCTTGTTGAAGTAAGTTGCCACTTTCTCCTAACCGATTCAATCCCATTTCTTCTAATGCAAGGGCCATAGGTACTAATCCGGCATCTAAATATTGACTGTAGATCAATATAATTCCATTGCTATTTTCAATACAATCCAACACACTCTTTATTTTTGCACTGTATTTTCCAATATGTTCTGAATGAAATACGCG